GGGACCCTTGAGTATATCGGGTCCTTCAATGGTTACTCTTCGCATCCTAAAGGTCTCCAGCCACGGGAAGAATTGCTTGAAATGTTTGCCGACTATGACTTGACTGCCTACCAATCCCCTGCCTATGGCCCTGACGTAAATTTGGCGATCTTCCGCCGCTACGGTTCCGATACTCTCGGTTCTGTCCACGTGCAAACGTTGGACAAGGCGGCGCGTATGATGACCCAGATGTTCGCGCCCTTCATCTCCGCGCCAGTTGCCTCCCATGAGGAGGTGATGCTGCGCATGGAGTCTTCGAAGTCGCCTGGTGTTCCCTATAAGTTCTCCCTCCCCACAAAAGGGGCATGGTTTGAAAACTACGGGAACCAGTGGCTCGATCGAGCCTACGAACATTTTGTTAACGTAGAACCATGGCAGGGACTTCTTTTCCATTTTGAGAAAGAGGAGATTAGGAAGAAGAATAAGCTTCCCCATGGCATATTAGCGTGTCCCCTCGACATGCAGTATATTGCCATGCGTCTCTTCTTGAATCAAAATGATGGCTTGCATTCCTCCGCTCTGCGCCATTGGAGCGCCGTCGGCATTTCGCGCGACGGCTTGGATTGGCACCGCCTTTATCGTCGCCTTAAACGGTTTGATAGAGGGGCGTGTGCTGATGTCAAGGAGATGGATGCTCACATCCTGAGTGTGGTGATGCAGCGTGTTCGAGACATGCGCAAGCGTTGCCTGCTCGGTGCCACGGCCAATGAGCTCAAAGCCGTGGATGAGCTTTATTCCCAATTGCTCGATTCTGTTTGCCTTGTCAACAATGAGGTTTGGCAGAAGCAAAATGGGCTACCCACCGGGTGGTTCTGCACTTCTGACGATAATACGTATGCAATGATCCTCTATTTCTTGTATGCGATTCTCATTGCGTATCCTGACTGGACGCTCTCACAAATCACTACCGCCTTTGAGGCCGTGTTTTATGGTGATGATGACTCCTACTCTTATGACGAGGCTTACCCTCTTTTAGCTCCTGAAGCCTTGATTCCCACTATTAGTGGGGATTTTGGGTTGGAGGTCACGACGAATGGCCTCCAGCGCGTTGAGGAATTTGATTTCCTCTCTGCGTTCTTCAAACCGGTCCTTGTTGGTGATGTCCAAGTGATGGTCCCATTGTTTAATCAAACGCGTCTGCTGTCCCATGTGGTCTTCGGGCCCAAGAACACTCATTATGAGGAGTTCCAGCGGATTGCTTCCATCCGTCAAGTTGCGATCTGGGATGATTCTGTCCTACCGATCCTTGACAGGTGGCTTTTGGACCACCGTCATTGGGTGTCTGCTGCCGAATTTGCTGCCTTCGTTCCGGCGAGGGAAGTTGTTCGTGCGGCGTACCTCGTGCCTAAACAGCGCGAGGTTTATGCTATTGAAGAGGCGCTTAATGGCCCAGCCTCTTTAAGGTTTTCACCCCCTAAGCCAACAAACAATCGCTCAGAGTTTTTCCATTTTTCTCACAAGCAGACTGAAACCGGTATCGCTGTCACACAAATGTCTCGTGGCTCCTACACCAAAAACATTCTCTCCCGACTTGAGAACCAGGGCACCCTCACACCTGCTGGTGCTAACTACCTCAAGATGGCGCTTGACCCCTTTCCCGACCAGGAACACCCGGTCGTGGGAATGCCCGATGGCGCCTCTGGACGCTCTTACGTTCAGAGCTACAACCAGACCATTACTGTAACCAAGCCTCCGGGCCTGGCTGCTGGGGCCCTCTGGGATTTGAACCTTGTGTTCATCCCGGAGTTGATTGACCCGGCTTTGAACAACAAATTGAGTTCGGTGGCGTCTTTTCAAGGTACCATTCTTACCGCTAGCGGCGGCACCTTTCAGACGGGTGTTACCGCGACTGCGGGCCAGCAGTTCAATTGGCGTGCCCCTCTCATGGCTATCGCTGTCCCAACTGGTTTGAACACGCTCCCTTATGGGGGCACAACCCCCCCCCCGGTTGCTACGACTGGGATTTCGGGGTTTGATCTTTCTGGTTACGTGGGTCCTCAGACCCGCGTCATTGGCGGTGGCTTTGAGGCCATTAATACGACTCCTGAGTTGTATCGTGGCGGTTCTGTGGTTTACTACACTCAGGCCTGTGAGCAGAGAGCTTCCTCCACTCCCATCATTGATTACTCCACTGGCTCAGCTACTCCCCAGTGGGGTCAGTCTTCGCGTGTCATGCGCGCCCCTCCTTCGACGGTGGCTCAGGCCATCTCCATTCCCGGCTCCGTTAAGCGCGGTGCCGAAGAGGGGTGCTACATCGTGCTGCGCCAGACCAAGGGTGAGAGTAATCCGCCTCGTGATCCAGAGGGTGAGCGCATTGTCTGGTTGAACTCGTCCCAGATCTCTGTCACTGCTCCCGCCCTCGGTGGCTTCACCGAAGGTAATCCCAATGTGATCGTCGTCGCTGCGTATCCTCCCATGTCCCTTCTCGGTGTGCATCAGGGAATTCCTTTCGATGTCTCGGGTGCGTTCTTCACTGGGCTGAATGAAAATTCGTCCATTGATGTGACTTTGCGCCTGTTCATTGAGGGGTTCCCCACTCCAGTTGCCTCCCAGCAGCTGGTGTCTCTCACCGTCCCTTGTCCCCCCATGGATGAAACCGCCATTGAACTCTACTCGAAGATTTGTGCTGAGCTCCCTCCCGGAGTTCCCATCATTGAGAATGAGAACGGTGGCTGGTGGAAAAGCCTCATGCAGACTGTTGCCTCGGTTGCGCCCACTCTCGGTGCAGCTCTTGGCTCGGTCGTTCCCGGCGGCGGCCTCATCGGAAACGGTGTTGGCAAAGTCGCTGAGATGCTCGGCAATATCAAGCTCAATGATAATGCCCAGGCTCGTGTTGACAAGGAGAAGGCTGCGATCAAGGAGAGGGCTGGAAAGTCCCCCATGTATCGCATGGCGCTTAAGTCTCCCCAGGCTGGCGTCAAAGCTGGAAAGCGCGGCCCTAGGAAGAGGAAGGGGAAGGGCCCCGCCGTTGCGGCTGCACAGGCCGCCGGCGCAAACTAATCCTCTATTTGAGAGTTTCCCGCCTTTGAGGCGTTCTCTCTGAGGTTGTTACGTTGAGTTTACTCCGTAATGCAAG